CGTAAAAGTATTTGTATCTCCAGTAAAATTATATAACCCTGTAAAAGTAGTAGCGTTTATATCCCCTAAAAATTTATTGGTATTACCAATCATATTAATATCAAGTGTCATAGTAGCGCCATCTAAATCAAAAGCAGTTAAAGACCCTGCAGTAGAATTTAAACCACCAATTATATTAGAAATACCTAGTTGTTCTAGGTCTATGTTAGCACCAGTGCCTGACTGGTCTACGTAAATTTCGTTGTCTGCTCCAGTAACTCCTATACAAAAAACAGCAAGTATACTTATAAGCTTGTTTTTCATAATAATTATTCTACCTCTTTGGCTGTATCTTGTCTATTCCAGTACTCTCTCTCGTATCCAAGGTTTACTATTTCTAAAACGGCCCCTTCAATTGCTTTCATTAAGGCTATGGTGGACGATTCATTTCTAGCGTTGCCTAGCTCTACTTCTACTAGTTCTGTGCCTGCTTCAATAAACCTAAATACATCATTAGACTTACCATAACTAAATATAGTTTTTTGACTTAATACTTCTAGCAATACCTCTCCCGTAGCTACAGACACCATACGTAAACTTACAGTTATATTATCTTCTCTGTATTGCACGCTGTTACCTATGCCTAAATATCTAGCCCCGCACCACCAGACTCTAAATTAGCTTCATAAGATATGACAGCACCTTCTATTAAAATGCCAGCAAACAACAAAGGCGCTAATTGTTTCTTTTTTTCTTCGTCACTAGCAAATTGTTCTCTAGCACTACGAATTAGCTGTCTTTCTTTTGTGAGGTTGTCCAGTCCTACCCGTTCAACTACCCTAAAAAACTGGCCATTGCCTGCATGTTTAAGGGCCCTTATAAGTAGTGCGTTAGGTTGTTGTGTTATAGCGGTACTAAATAAAGCAAACTCGCTGTTGCTTTTACGTTGTCCAGTTTGGTCGGTAAATGCTGTAGGGTATACCGCTACTACTGGACTAGCTTTCGGTATTGGTACATTTTTTAATTCTTTCGACTGTAAATTTTGTATAGATACAACATCCTTAGAAAACCTTTGCTCGTAAGTATCTTCAAATTGATCTAATGTAGAACAACTAGAAAGTAAAAGTACCAATAGGTATTGTGATTTCTGTAACTGTGCCATCTGCTTCCGTTATCTTTAGGGTTAATGTTACGCCATCACTAGTATACTCTATGGTGTTACCTTCTAGGGTTATAGTACCTGAGCTTTGTGGAGTTTCTCCAAACAAATTGTTTACTAACTGTCTTGATAGCTCGGCATATACTCTCGACTCTAGGTTACGCATAAACCTTGCAAGTGTAGAGTTTTCTTTCTCTCTTTCTATTTCTTCTTGTAAAGCTTTGATTTCTTCTTTAATGGTTAGCTTACGGCTAAACTCCTGGTTCTCTATTGTTAGATAATGAGAGGATGTGCCTACACCATTAAAGCTAGGCGATTTAAACTTATGAACTATTTGGTCTGCTTTAACATTTTCTACAAAAATTCCAACACACAAAAGTATGCCTATAACAGCAACTATTTTAATTATTGTATCTTTTTCTTTTTCCGAAGATTTAATCTTTCCTTTGGTCATCTCTATCCGCCTTTGCTAACCTATCAGATTGCATTAGTTGTGGTACACCAAGTATAGTCTTCAGTAGGGTATCTTGTCTAATTATCTCATTGTCTACAGAACGAACTCTATCAATTAATGCTACTAAAATACCATGTTGTGAGTCTAGTTTTTGACCTAACCTTTGTTCTATTTCTGATATTTGTGCACTGACTTTTTCATCTAGCACATCTACTTTGGTTTCCATACCATCAATGATTTTATTGATTAGTTTCCAAATAAATAAACCAAGGCCTATAGCCGCTGCTATTGGAAAACCAACTTCATTAATTAACTGAACTGCTGATTCCATTACTTATCGCTAGTATTGGAGGCCCCAAAATAAAAAGATATGATTGCAGACGCTAGGCCACCGAGATAACCTAACACCAAATTAATTAGAGCCTCACTGTTTTGTTCTGGTGGTTGTAATGTAACTAAAAATATATAACCCATAAACCCACCTACAACTGCTATACCTATAACACGAGCAGTCCAATCTTTAGAAAAATGGTTACGTGCGTCTTGTTTTTCTTCTGCCTCAAGTTTGTAAATATCTACATCAAGCTGTTTCATCTTTGCTTCAAAGTCTTTTTCAGCTTTTTTGATTTCAATTAATTGTTCTGGAGTTGCTTCGGCTATACCTTTTTCTAAAGCTTCTGGTGTATTTTCTACTCCTAAAACTTTTGATATTACATCTCCTGCCATACCACCTAAAGGGCCACCCAAAGCAGTTCCTAATGTTGGAGCTACGCTCCCTACTATGTTAGCTAATAACTTCTTCATATTTTCCAAGCTCCAATAATTTTTGTTTATTTATTAAATGTTCTGATTCTATATCATCTTTGCTTTGCCCTGTGTAAGCAACAGCAAGGTAGTTATCAATCATTGCTTGGTTTAGATCTACGTCATCTGCAACAATAACACCTAGAACTCTACCGAACTTCCCTTTCTTGTCTAGTTTTGTTTGTATTTTTAAATCATTAGCATGCAAAATAGCATCTGATAGAAATTTTCCTGCTAATTTACCTCTAGCTTTTTCGTCAAGATCACGTGTTCGTGACTCTGGTGTGTCTATGCCATAAAGCCTTACACGAGATTTATAAGATATATCAAACCCCAAGTCTATTTCAGCATCTACTGTATCACCATCTACAACTCTAGTTATATTACAGCGGTATTCGTACATTACTTACCTACTGCTTTTTGAGCTTTTTTATGAGCAGCAGTAAATGTGCTACCTTTCATCATAAGATTCTTCATATATTTCATGTGCTTTGAAGTATGATGTTTTGAGTGACGTGCCATAGTAGCTTCTTGTCTTTTAGTAAGAGACTTCTTTTTTATAGGTTTCTTCTTTGTCTTTCTTTTATAAGCCATGGTTTATTCTATCCATAAGGGTTACTAACGTCAATGTCATCTGCTAAAGATGATACAAAACCAGTATCTGCAAAAGTTAACCATGCATTTAATTCTAGTTCTCTAGTACTAAAATGGGTGTTTAACCAACCTTGTACAACAGCGTCTGTTACATCTGCTATTTCTACAAATCCACTAGCTGACGTGTTTTTAGCAAAATAATTAAATGTAATATATTGGTTTGGTAAAGTAACTGTATTACTAGAATTAGTTGTTTCGTAAGCGTTTATTGTGTACTCTACTTCTGTTACTAATGTTTTACCATTTTCTACTATTTGTTTAGAGGTTATAACATTTGGTGTAAAAGTTGCTGTATATTTTTTTAAGACTGCCATAATTAACTCGCACTAAATCTAACAAACCTAGCATCTGCTGAACCTATTTGTAAAAAATTACCATCACCTTGCCCATATATAAATAAATTTACTGTGCCTGTTCCAGTATATCTAAATGCAAAAGGTATATTTGTAGTATCAGCACTAGATGTTAATCTGCTTTGATTGATTAGACCAGGCAATTTTTCTATATCAGGAGTCACATATCTAAACGGACTTGATGCGTTATCAGTAAGTTTTGTTGTATTTGTTCCACCTGATGTTACTGTTGTATTAATTTGATTTGATGCACTTGCACCATGCGTGCCATCAGAAAACAACATACTAATAGTCTTAACCTGACCTGTTCCACCAACTAATCTTACATAACCTTGGTAAAAACCTGCCCCCGTACCTACAGCAGTAACAAATGCATACCTCTTGCTGTTATTATTAAAAAAACCAACAGTAGACCCAGTAACCAGGCCCCCATTAGTAGGTAACACTAAGTCTGTAACATTTATTTTTGCTGCTGTAATAGTATTAGAATCGATTCTATCCGCAGATAAAAAACCTGCATTTATTTTAGTTGCGTTTAAATCATCTATCTTTGCGTTAGTGATTTGTGCATCACCTATGAGCGCAGTTGTAATATTTGCCGTCGCAATCTTAGCCGTTGTGATTTGGGCGTCTCCAATCTTAGCTGTTGTAATGGCCGCGTTCGAAATTTTAGCACTTTCTATAGTTGCATCAGCTATACGTGCATTTGTTATAGCTCCGTCTTGAATACGTGCGCTGTCTATAAATACTGAACCGCCACTAACAATAAATGGAGCTACACTTGCGTTTGTGTCGTTCCATATCGCAAACTTGTCTGCCTGGAACTGCACGAATGATTGTGCTCCTGAACCATTGCTAGCATTAGAACCTACAACCATACCAGCTGCTGACTTACTTCCATTTGATTCTGTAGCAACTGTTAGCACGAACATAGCATTAAGATCACCTGTGTGACTGGCTGTAGTAGTATTTAAAGTGCTAATTGAGCTTGTATGACCACCAACTGTAGAGTTTAAACTGTTTACACTATTAGTTAATGTTGTATCTGCATTAGACCTAGTTGTAGCTTCAGAGTTAATAGAAGATGTAAGAGTATTATTATTGTTTGTAACTGTTGTAGTTAAACTGCTTAAACTAGAAGCCGTAGAACTTTGTGCATTGGTAACTGTAACAATGTCTCCTTGTGCTGTAGCCATAGCTGCAGATAAAGTGCTACCAGTAAAACTAGTACTACCAAACAAAGTAACTAAAGATGCGTCTCTAGCCGCTACCCAAGCATCATTGCCTGAGTTTCTCGTGTATATTTGTCCGTCATCTGTATCAAACCACACGTCATTTGATTGTATAGCTGAACTATCTGTTCTCGTGCTTGGGGATCCAGAAGATCTAATGACCGTGGCCGCAGTAGCTATAGTAGACATTAAATTAAACCCAGGAAGGTTAGATAATTCTTCTGAAAGCTGTAGCATAACAGCGCCTATGTTTTCTACTGTATTTGCTTTAGTACCATTAGTTTGGTTAAACGGTCCTCTTATATTGCTCGTGCTTACAAATCTAACCCAATAAAAATAAGTTTGGTCATATCCAACAGGGTCAGTAATTATAAAAGAAGCAGTAGTTGTTATAAGAGTTGCAGTGCCTATTTCATCATCTCTAGAACGCCACACCTCCGTAAAAGCATGGTTACTATATTGAGCAGGGTTCCAATCTACAATAATTTCTGTAAAAGCGCCAGAAGCTTCTAATCCTGTAGGAGCAGGGGGTATTGTTAAATCCCCTACTTGATCATCATTAGGTATAAAATCAGTTAAACCGTTTGGGTCAAAAGGCCTGCTTCTAAGTTGTTTAGCTAGTCCACTATCTATAAGTTCTCTAAGTGTTATAGCCCTATCTAAAGGGTCCCCACGTCTACCTAGTCGTATTTCTTGTGCTTCTTTCATAGAATCAAGAGTATCTTTTAACTCTCTATCTATTTTGTTAGGAATGTTTTTTAATGCAGGGACTTTAGTTTTAGGCATTAGACAGTCCTTAATTCATCCATTGAATCTCCTACACATATTTCATTTACAATAGTAGCTCCTTCTACTTCTACTGCATATGTTTTATGGACGCTAGCCGGTAAACGTACAACAGGTTCTGTTATAGCGGTTGAACTAAAACTAGGGGTAGTACCTGTAACACTAAAAGCACTACCAGAAGTAGCAATAACAGCGTTGTATATTACCGAACCATCTCCGTATACTTTTACACGTACTGGGTAAGTTTCTGCATCTACTTTTGCAAACCCCATACTAGTAGGTTTAGGCATAACATACTCTTTTGATTTCCAATTAAAAGTTAAGTTAGTATTGCTACCTTGAAACTTTTTAATCGTGTTGCTAATAATTAAATATAACTGACTGTCGTCCGGATCTGTATGACCACCACGTATAAGACCGCTAGCATCTAAATCTACAAAGCTAGTGCCATCAGACACTCTTGGGTCAAATATAAAACCACCATACCCACTCCCTGTAGAATAAAAACCTACGTATCTTTCTTCCCACATAAACCCGGTAATAGTCGCAGGATAATAACTAGCTTGCCATTGACTAGGTGTTATTATAGCTTCTGTAAGGTTTCGTACTGTTGTGCCCTCAGCTGCAATTAAACCGTCTGGACTAGCGTATATAACATAAGGCCCCATATCTACCATAGATCTTTTGTTTAAATTAGCGTGCGAACTTTCTATACGTATTGCAGTCATTGACTCAGGGCCCGAGCCAGTAATTAAGTAAGGCACTCCTTTTGTAGTAGCTAAAATACCATTAGACACTACTTTTATATTTATTATTTCTTCTTCTATTACAAGTCTGTAGTTAGCAGGCCAAGCGTGTGGCAAGAAAGGTTCGCTAAAACATATACGTTTACCAGTAAAACCCGCAAATATTCCACCGGGTAATGCACATAACCCTTTCATAGGACCATCTGGGTACAAAGCAGTATCATCATCTGGTGGTGCAATCCAAGTAGTAGAAGGTATGACTTCAGCTAATTCGTTGTTATTTGAAGTATCTGCGTAAGTAGTTGTAGCAAGAGTTACCTCTGCAACAAACTGAAATGCGGTGGTATTTGAGCCTGTGTTAGATCTATATATACGTTTTTTAGATAAGTTAGTGTTGGATTTTGCACTACTAGTTTGTAGGTTACTTAAGTTTACAGTTTGGTTATCATCTGTTGTTACTACAGTAGAAGCAGCAGACGGTGGCCCCTCTTCTCCATAAGCTGTTACAAAGATATAAACATAAGATGTTTCAAAATCTATGTTGGCGTCTGACGGTCCACCAAAGGCTGCACCGTTAGTAATAGACCCCGAAGCTCCTGTTCCAGTAGCAGAACCACTAGTTTCAACTGTTAAAGTAGTAGTGCTTGGCACAGTTACTATTTTAAAATCTCCATTAATTTCATCTGCAGTTAGACCGTTTGTAGCACCAAAACCCGCGAGCGTAACAAATTGGCCTACAGCTGTATTATGTACACTAGCCGTAGTTACCGTTATAACACCAGATCCACTTGCTGTAGTTACAGTTGCATTTATTTGTGTGGGGTCAGCTACCGCTACTGTTGGGGCTGCGGTTGGTGCTGGTACACCTAACCTATAAAAAGCGTCAGGGTAAGGTGCACCGCCTAAAACAATATCACTTCTACCCATTCTAGGAAAAGATTGCCCCGACCAATAGATCGTGTCGTTTGTGTCTCCGGCTATTGGTCCACGTACGACGTCTACATCTTCATCAAACTGTAACCAACGTTCTGGGCTATCAGTATATTTAAAAATAGATTGTTTAGTAGTGTTCGCAAGAGTCGAAACACCGTTAGAAGGGTCAGTGGTAGAAGTATCTGTTATAGGAACTAAACGCCCACTTTCTAAATTTACATCTGTTGCAGTTTGCGCAAGTTTATCTGCTAAAAGCCTAGGAGATATTCTTGGGGCTTTGCCCCCGAATGTATTAAGTTTGAAATACGCCATATTCTCATTTTCCAGTGTTGAGAACAGATTCCTGTAGTTCTAAGCTCCTTCTTCCTACTTGTTTAAACCACTTACTATCTTCCATTTCAGCGGCCATTTGTTCCCAGTTATGTTCTCTACAAGCTTTTAACATGTTTTTAAACTTAGAAAACCTAGTTCCACCTAAATTAAAACACATATTTACTAAGACATGTTGGATATTTTCGGGCAAGTTATAGAATGCTTCGTCTGTACCAAACACGTGTACTGCTTCTGCAAGATGTTTATTAAAATCATCTTCGTAGTACATATCAACAACTTCTTGTGATACTTTGGTACCAACTTCCCAATCATATTCAGGGTCTCCTGGCTGGCATAAATGCCCTATACCAAGCGTTTTATACCCCAAACTATCTTTGTAAATCTTTAAAACTTCACCTTCGTGCCGTTTTATTTCAGCTTTACATTGCTCAATATCCATACCTACTCCTGTTCTATTTTAACGTTAGGCTTTATCTTATCTTCTTTTAAAATAGCCTCTAGGTCTAGGCTTAGGCTAGATATACTAGCTTGTGCTAACTTAACATCCATTGCTAGGTTGTTAAGGTTTTGTTGACCTTTAAATAAAACATTAAGAGATTCTACCGCCCTAGGCGTTAGATCTGCTATGTCATACTCTTCCCCATTAAAATTAATGGTTTTTAGTTCGTTTCCGTTTTCCATATAATACTCCTTATTAAGTTATGGTTTGTTTAGTATATCTTTAAGAGAAAAGCCTGTCTACGCCACTCATACCTATGATAAGTAAGTAAAGGCCCATAATGTACTTAGTGTACTTAGAATCCATAGCATCAAACTTAGCATCGCCTTTGTCTAAACGTTTTTCTATGTTGTCAACTTGGGTCTCTACTTTTACTAAGGTTTCTTTAGTTGTTGTCATTATAAACCTGCTGCTTCGTTAGCTGTTTTCTTAGCGTTCTTAATATCTGTTGTCCATACTGCTGAAGCTATGCCTTGGACTTCTGTAGACTACATCACTTTTACTATCTTTTGTAGGGTATGTATCAACTGTTGAAACATCCCAAGTATATCCTATTGCCATATTATTTCTCCTTTGTTATGAGTTTTTCAACTCGTTGATTTCAGATTGTAAGGCATCAATCTGTGTTTGTTGTTCTTGTATAGCTTTCATTAAATTGCTGCAATAATAAATGCTAGAAGTTCTGTATATCTAATTCCTAGCTGAGTTTTTTCTTCGCCTGTTGTTTCATCAGTCCATGTATCACTACAGAACATTGAGTAATCGTAGGCATTCAAACCTTCTGATGTAAAAGCATCTTGTAATTCTTGTGCAATAATACCAAAGTGTATTCTTGCATTATCACCTTTGTCTGTTACTGAATTTTTATATTTATATGTTTTAAGTAAACCTTTTGCTTTCACAGCAACTTTTTTTTCTGCTTCTGTAATATCTTGTATGTCTTGTTTTAAATTTCTATCTGAACCTACAGTTGGATTATTAACAAGAAATAAATTGTTGAATCTTGCACTGGCAGCACCTAAATCAGCATGGTCATCTAAATCAGCACCACTACTGTTTGCAGGTCTAACACCATCACCAGCATCAGTAAATCTTATATTAGCATCACCAGTTCCCAAATACATATCGCCACTTACAGTACCAATATGTCCAATATCTGTTGAGTCTTTTCTAAATGCAACAATATTTCCATCATTTGTAAGTCTACTAAAGTTTGCAACAACATCACCTGAACGAGATATTGCAGCAAATCCTATACCACCTCGTAACTCAACACCTGCTGTACTACCTCCATCAATTGAAGTCTTACCTATCAACAAGTTACCTGAAGAATCAATACGCATTCTTTCTGCACCTGCTGTGCCTATACCTAAACTGTCGGCAGCATGGTTATAATCAAAAAAACCTCTATAGGCAGCATCTCCT